TTGGCATTGCACGACGTACCAATGAAATTAGGATTGGGTCGTAACCTGCAGTTGGTCCAGCTGCAGTTGAGTCTGCGCCGAAGCCACCTGTGCCTGCGTCGTTTACATGAGTTGCTTCAGACAAAAGCGATGTCATGTTTGCACTAAGATCACCTTCAGATACTAGAGCTTTTTGAGTGTTCTCTAGAACAGTTGCAGTGACCGATTTACGGTGCTGATCTTTAATGTTTGCAAAAGAGTCGTGCTCCAGAACTGGGCCCCACTTTTCTACAAGCGCTTGATAGTTTGACTGAGTCATATCTTTCTATCTCCTTGTTTATTGTTTGTTCGTCTAGGATTATTTATAAAGTTAAGGTTTTCAAATTATTTCTTCGCAAAAGCTGCGAGAAGAGCATTGATTGACGGATCATCAGAAGCTGGTTTAGCAACAACTGTTTCCTCAGTCAAGATTTCTTCTTCGTCGTCTTGAGCTTCCTCTGCAACAACCGGTTTGGTATCTGCAAAGAATGATTCTTTAAGAGTATTTAGATTTGCTGTATACTCATCAACGTTTTCGAAGTCAAGCTTTTCGGAAAGTACTTTCAGACGCTCGGCTTGAGTCAGCGTAAGTCCTTCAGTCATTTCGTTAAAAACTTTTTCTGCCTTAAGGCCCGAGATTTCTTTTGCAAGCGCGAGATTTTCATCGATGCGTTTGTTTGCGTCGTCGGTCATTGCTTCAACTTTCTCTTCAAGTCCTGCAACCACATCAACAACTTCGTCGTCTACTGTAATGTTGTGCTCAGTGAAAAGATCCTTAAGGCCGTCCATTAACGATTCTGCCATATCAACCTTGATACCGGATTCGATGGCAAGTTCGTTTTCTTTCATCCACTCTTCTACAACGTAGTCGAGATATGAATCAAGATTCTCAATAATAGTGCTTACAGTTGAGTCGACTGATTCTTGCATTTCTGCGTCAACTTTAGCTGCATATTCTTCTGTCATAGCTTCAGCTTTTTTCGTGGCCGATTCATTAACAGCTGCTTCAAAAACTAGAGTAACTTTATTTGTGAACTCTTCAGAAAGGTCCATGCCTTCAAACATTTTTGCAATTGATTCGTCGATAGAAATTACTTCTTCTTCAACGATTTCAACAGCATCAGCATCGGCCGCTTCTTCTTCGTTCATTCCTGGTGTTGGTGTGTCAAGTTTGCCAGCTTTTGGATCAGCCGCCTTTTTGACATCTGCTTTTTTCTTTTTAGTTGCGCCGCCGGCTGGTGCTGCTGGATCTTCTACTGAAGATGCAGGAACAGTCGAACCGCCGTCGTCAACAGTGAACTTTTCGTCTAGGTCATGTTCTGACATATGTACTACTCCTCTATTATGGATTCGTTCTTCTTGGTAATCATATTTATATTAATTTTATTTTCTCAGCGATGATAGGAACTTTTCAAACATTCTACCTGCCAAATTTTCATCAATTTGACGAACAGTACGTTTATAAGCTACCTTTACTTCTTTTTGGATTTCTTCAATTACTTCTTCAACCTCGGCTTGAGCTGCTGCTGGCAACCAAGAATTAGAAGCAATATCATAGTAGTATTCGACGTTTTCCATTACGCCGTTTACAAAACAATTAGGACCAGAAGGATCTGTTACAATATCAACAGTTGACAAATGGAAATCGTTTTGTACTTCCATGATGCCTTCTTTAGTTGGCTTAACAGAACCAAGGCCGCGTGTCGAAACTCCAAAAAGCACGCCTTCGTCCATAAATGTTTTAACAATCTCACCCATTGGCGTACTAAGAATTTTAGCTTTACCAATAAAGTTTGATCCGTCTCTTTTCATTTCGGTGATAAGGTGTGATACTCTATCTCCGTTAATGGTTGGTCCTTCAGGATGTCCTAATTCGCCTAGAGCACGTTTCGTATCAATAAAATCTTTCTGATAACGAACCATTTCTTTTTCAAGAACTGCAGAAGGATATATTCTACCATTACGATTTTTAAGGTCGCCTTGCATAAAAATGCCTTCAATGAAGTGTGACTTTTTACCAGTCTCTTCATTGATTTCTGTGGTTAAACTAACCTCTTCTACTACTTCAGTAATCAGTTTCATTTTATTATTCCTTTTGAATTATGTTTATTTATAACTTTATACTAAGGTATACCATTAGCATTTTTATTGTCATAAAAGTTTTTATTCAATTCGCCTCGTATAATTGTTTCGCCTGCTTTCCTACATTTGATATACGTATATTGCGCATTACCACCTGGAGGAGTGTAGGCACGAACGCCTGCTGTGACGGTCCCGTTAGCATCATTATATGTGTCGGAGTCCGCAGCCGTGGCAGCATTATCATACTCCCAAATACTATTTGAGCCTAGGACCGTCACAAAAGCCATTACATGGCTTCCCTCGCAAATCCAACGATTTCGTTAAATCCGCTTTTATCTGTCATCATAACTTTTTCCATTTGTTTACGGTTTTGACTATTCAATCCTTTAAACATTTGGTTCAAAAGTTTTGCATCTTCTTTTGTAACCTTCATTGAAGATCCATCTTTTAATTTCATATTGCCTACTTTAACTGCTTCGTCAATATGTTCTTTCTTTTCCCAAGGAGCTTTTTTCAACGATACGGCTTCTTTACCTTTTTTCGTTGTTGCGGCAGTCTTGGCTAATTTTTTCATTAGATCGGCTTTTTTGTTTTCAGCCATCTTTTCTTGACCGTGGTCATCAACTTTAACATCTTTTGCTCTTTTCAATACAGTACGAACTTTACCGTCCGGTCCTGTAATGTTCATAGGCTTTTTTATTGCTGACTGAGTAACCTCGTTAACGGATTCTTTCCTGTGAGCATCTTTATATAAACCTACGGCTTGAGCAATATTTTTATTTTTCATCATGCGCTTTGATTCCGCGGCATCTGGATTATCCATTATCATACGAACTGTAGGCTCATCTACGTTATTCTTTTTGACAAATTTCTTATATGCATCAAACTTTTTAGGAATTACTGATCCGCCAAATTTATTTCTCATTGGTGTCATACTACGAGAAATCTCATCAATTTGCTCTGAATTTTCTGTAGTATATGCTTTGTCGTAATTAGCGTCGCCTTCTTGGTCAGCTTTACGTTTTGCCTTTGGCTTCTCAGCTTTATGCTGAGTTGGCTCTGCTACTGGATGAGGTTTAACCTCAGCATTGTGCAGATCTTTGAACTTCTTTTCCTCTGAGGATTTTGGTTCTGCTACTTCAGCCATATGATTTTTAAAGGACTTCATTGTAGATCTCCTGGTTTAATCTCATTTTGTTTATTTATTTAATTCTGCTGTTCTTGGTCATTCGGATCGCCAAATTCTTCTTTTTCAGCTTCCATTTGTGTTTTCATTTCCTCGGAGTCATCTTCACTCAACTGAAGGATATTACGAATAACCCATTCTCTTGAATAATATACTCCGACGTGATCTTCGACGTCACGCAGTGTTGCCATTCTTTCACGGAGTATTTCTGCTTCTTTTAATTCGTTAAAATAGTTATCTTGCATAAAGTCATAACGAATTGCATTTCTAATTTCTTTAAATTCTTCAGGTGTCATAACACCTTTAAGAACAACTTGCTTCTCTAAAATTGTTGTAAAGATTGAAGAAAATCTAGATCTTACACGGCGAATAAATTTACTAAACTTTAGCTCGTCACGAGTAATTTCAGAAGTACGACCAAAGGTTGCCATCGTTTCAGGCTCAAGCCTTGTTAGCGGAACCTTTAACGCTTTAAACAATTTACGCTGAAAGTATTGCATATTTTCATCAGACGATAGCGCTTGTGAAGAACCACCAACTAATGTATCAACTTCAGTGGATCTTTCACCACCTCGGCGTGGAAACCAAAAGTCTTCAGTCATAGTCATCATTTTACGGCTATCAGTAATATCGCCGGTTGATGAATTATACTGCAACTTGTTTTTATGGCGAACCATCATATCTCTTATATATTGTTCAGCTTTCGACTTAGGTAAGTTCCCAACGTCAATATAAAAAATTCGTCTTTCAGGAGCTCTTGTAAGAGTATAAATGACTGTTGCATCTTCAAGCATCCTTAATTGATTTAAAGGTTTAATAGCGGGGTGCAAATATGAAAGAACCAAAGAATTGTTTTCGTTCATTAATCCTGAAGTAACACGGGCAACAGAGTCTTTGGAAATTCTATATCCCTGTGTACCAGTACTTTGGTTGCCACCTGCATTGTCACCAGTAAAACCATTTTCTGAATACATATAATATTCACTTTTTAGTTTTTTAACTGGGATGCCAGAATGCGGATCTTTTTGTCTTTTATCAACTTCACGTATAAGTTTTAACTTACGCGGATCTACATATCGTAGTTCTCTGATACCGTCTTTTATGTTTTCGTTGTCAATAATGACATGATAATTTAATCTGCCATCAACGTAAAACTTTTGAAAAATATCGTAAGCTGCATTTGAAAAATCTAATAACGATAATACGTTATCAAACTCTTCGCTCAATCTCTTTTTGACTTTGTCAGGAAGATTAGTATCATCGAGCACTAGCTCAACAACTTTATCGTCAGTTCCTATAGAAATTGCTTCGTTAATAACTTCGTCTACAGCTGATATAATTTCAGGCTGTAGAGCCATGCCACGGTATTTTGTAACTAATTCAGACTCAGTCTTTGCTGTGCCTTCCATATCGAGAAGAGTCCCGTAGAATCCGCCTTGGGCGTTTCCTACAGTGATTGCGCCGTCTTCATTAGACGGTTCAGCGAATGAGACTACTGGAGTCTCATCCTCTTCTCTTTTGATTTCGTAACCGAATATCTTCAAAACTTCATATCCTCATAATAAAAATTAGGTTGTCGGTACGCCGGTAATTCCTTCAACTCTCCATAAATCATATTGGAACGTGACGCCGAATTCTTCAATAGTGTCCTGCTGAGACCAATCTAAGGCAATACCGTCAATAGTAGTTGGGAACAATCCTTCGAAAATATATGTACGAAGTGGTGATCCATCTTTACTATATTGAGTAACCGAGGCAGTAGATTTGTACTGCTGTGGTAATCCTCTTGAATTGGAGTCGTGGGAATTAATGAAGTTTGACCATGCTTCCATCGCGTTGCGAATAGCAAAGTCTTCATCGTTGATAACAGTGACTGCCCAGTCCGCAAACGTTCTATCACCCGCATACTTTACTTCACGTCCGAAGTAAGGTACGACGTACTGACCAACGACTGACTCAGGAATTCCTGCAGAACGAACCATAAATGGTACTTTAAAATCTGCTCCTGTGTCAATCGGGTTAGTAATTTGAACTTGGAATAGCGTAGGACGTGCACCGCCACCGACGAGTTCTGATTTGAACTGGTTGATGTTAAATGCCATTTCTATTCTCCTTTATTTAAATCTATTTATTATACGAGCTGACCAACGATTTCATCAAACTCAATTCCTGTTCTTGTTGCTACGAACGTAAGTTCTATAACGTTAATTGAACGGGCTGGTTTAACAAAAATGTTAGCTCGGAATTTGTTTTGATCTACGATTTCAGGAGTATTCACAGTCGCATCTGAAACGACTCTAAAATCAGTAATGCCACGTCTTCCTTGAATATCGCGTAGGAACGGGTCAACGATGTTCTTAAACTGTGTTTGAGTAAATTCATCGTTCAGCTCGAACAAGAATGACTCAGCCGCAGTCGCAATTGATTTCTCAATAGCAATAAACAATCTTCGAACATTGAGACGATCAAACGCGCTTGGTAGTCCGTAACCTGTTTTGTCTCCAAATAGTACAATACCTTGACCTACTTGAGACATAACTGGGTTAACGTCTGAAGTATATAGTTGATCTCTTTGCGATTTGTTTGGATTAAACGCCAATTTCACTACGTTCTTAATAACACCTTTTCTGTAACCTGCTGGAGATTCCCACGGCTCAACTCTTGCGGCCAAACCTGCCATGTCACCGTTTAAAGGTGTGTAACGATAAGTGTCGTTGTATTTGTCGTAACGATATTTATATCCGCTATCCATAAACCAATAAGATGAGTTCTGAAGAGCATTACGATATGCAATTACGTTTTTAAGTTGTGTATTTGATTTAACTTCGCTGACAACATCACTTGCTGACGGAGAAACAAATGCAACACAATCTTTTCTGCTATCAACGATATTAGAAATGATATAATTTGCACGGTTTGCGCTATCATCGCCTTTACCTTGTAGACAGAACGAGATGTCAATTTCGTTTCCGCTTTTGAATAAATCCCAACCTTTACCAATTGCAGCTAAAGTTGCATTGCTTTCAGTTTGAGCATCACCACCGCCTGCCATTACTTCGTATGAAGTTACCGCTGTTGCGGCTGTTCCTACAACTGCCGAGTTGGCAACTTTGACCCAGCTTGACTGGTTAGTAATAACATCTACCCAGTAGTTTTGCGAACCATCTTGAAGTTGAGCTCCTGCTGTGGTTGAAACATCTTCAAACAACTCAAGTACTTGCCCTGCTGTTCCTGAAATATTTCCGCCACGGTCAACAACCGCAACGTGGATTGATCCAGCACTTGGTGCAGAAGCAAAGAAATTGTTTTGTCCCCATTTTTTCGTAATGGTAAGGACGGTCATATCTTCTTCGGCAAGTGTATAATTGCCTACAAATGTAACTGCGTATTCGTATCCTGTTACATTCGGTGTTGGCACAGCGCCATCGTTAAGTTCTGTTTCTGCAATAGTTGCAACTGTAACGTTTACGTAGCCTGAGCTATCGTTACCAATTACAAGTACATCTCCTGCTCCAATTGCAGTAATTCTGTCTGCAGGAGCAACTTCAAAAGTTACGGCAGAGGAATTGAATGGAATTGTTTGCGGGACTGCAGCATTGGAAATTTTGTTCGCTGGGATATCACCGGCAGCAATTACTGCGTTTTCGTATCCTGTTGAAGTAACCCAATGTACGTCAATGTTATCTCCTAAAGCACCAGGATGCTTCGCCGAAAAGGCGCCGCTTGCTGCAATAGCTGTGTTTGAATTATTGTCTGCGCGAACCACCCACAATGCATTTGCATATGCAAGATAGTCTGCTGCAGTAAAAAATGTTTCGTATGTATCCGCTGAAGGCTTGCCAAAACGATTCACTAGCTCATCTTCGGATGAAACTAGAATAGGTTCGTCAACTGGTCCCCATTGAAATACACCAACAATGGCAGCTGGCGATGTCGCAACGGCTGGCACGGCTTGTGATGCATCCACTTCACGAACAATGACGGAAGGACTTACAGAAAAAGCCATATTTTTCTCCTTTATGTATTTAAACGCGTTTAGTTCATATCACTGTTTCTATTTATAAATTATTTGATTTACAGAAATATAGTTTAGAACCTGATGTTTTCGTCTTCCCACAATTCCCCGCCGTCATCTATAAATCCGAAGGGGAGTAATTCTTCATCAATTTGCGCATCAGTCTTTTCACGCAATGCTTGAAGAGTATTAATATCAGTTAATTCTTTAAAATAGTCTTGGTCAGATAACCAAGCAAATAAAACCAAATTCATTACTAAATCATCATGTGCTCCGGGCTCAGCTTCATAAGATGGACCTTTTTTGGAAAAACGTGATAATTCCTGCAAAGTATTATAATCTCTTAGTATAAGTTGATCTTGCTCAATGAGCATTTTCAACATAGAACAACCTTGAGCTTTTACGGTCTTGGTAGTTCGTATTCCATTATCAAGTTTTCTTCCTCCAAATCCAGACGAAATTCGTTTGCCTTTTGCGCCTGCGCTTTCGGAATAAAGTAAGTTTTCGTATCCATAATCCATTAATAAAACATCTGAAACTTGTTCGCCTATATCATTAATTTCTATAAGAACAGCAGCTTCGTTATATAGATTACCTATTCTATATATAAATGAAGCGAAATCAATTGGGCTAATATAGTTGTCGCGAAATGTGCATACTTGTTGATACGGCATTTTGCTAATGTCTATAATGTTAAAGGTTGAATAGTCTAAACCTTTTCCTCGAGATACATCACAAGTCATAACATAACTGTGGTCTTTTTCAGGTTTAAAATATTGAAATGTGTTTTCTTGTTCGTGTATAGGTCTATCGTACGCTAATTGTTTTAGCTTGGATCCATCAATCAATGTTCCTGAGGAGCCTAAGAATTCGCAACAGTATTCTTGCCTAAATTTTTGTTCATCGTAATCTAGTGCTGCGAGTGTTTCTTCTTTCCACTTTTCGTCTCGGCCAGGAACATCATACCACATAACTTCTTCGTATTGATAACCGTTTGTTTCTTCCCTTGCACCTTTACAAGTTTTCCAAAAATGATTTAAACCATTAGGAGTCGATGTCATAAGAAGTTTTGTTGACTCGCCAGACGAGATAGTAGGATAAACAGATGCGAAAAAATCGTCGTATCCTTCGATGAATGCAACCTCATCGAGATATAGAAAATTAAC